TGCATATGGCAAATATCTCAAACTATGACGCAAAGGTCTACTTTTGGGGCATGGTCTTATTCGCAACCGTCAGCTTCATTGCGTTACCAATTACTGCCTTTATCTATTTTGACAACAGAGTTCTCAAAAGTGAGATAGCGGCAGAGATGCGTGAACTGAAGAAGCTAAAGCGTGAACTGAAATCAACAGAGAAGGAAGAATGAAATGTTGCCAATCGTTGCTGGAATCGTAGCTAACCTAATTAACAATGGTATGCATAAGGTTGCAGATCAGGTTATTGAGAAAGGCGTGGACGCTGTGCAGGACAAGCTAGGAATTGAACTCAAACCTGAAGGCGAAGCAACTCCTGAGTACAACGCCAAGCTGCAAGAGGAAGCCAATCGTCATTCTGAGTTCATGGCTGAACTTGACGAGAAGTCAACTCAGCGTGCAACCGATATGTACATGAACGATGACAGCACAAAGCGTTTTACTCAGCTTTATGCGTGGTTCTTGACAGTTGTGTCGTTTCTTTACTTCTTCATGGTGTCATTCATGCCCATTGAGAACCGTAACAGGGACTTCATTAACATCATCTTGGGCTTCTTGATTGGTACTGCCGTGAACTCTCTGATTCGATTCTTCTATGGTTCAAGCAACAAGTCACAAGAGGCTGTTGACCAGAAGCAGAAAGAACAGGCTGGTGACAAATGATTACCATCGCACAATTGCAAGCAGCCAAGATCAAGAACCCTGAGAAGTGGATAGACGCTGTTGAGGCGACCTGCCAAGAGTTTGAGATCAACACGCCAGAGCGTATTGCGTCATTCTTGGCGCAGACTTCTCACGAATCTGGCGGCTACACGATGCTGTCAGAGAACTTGAACTACAAGGCAGCTACTTTGGCTGCTTGCTGGCCTAATCGTTTTGCTGAACTTGGACCTGACAAGAAGCCAAAGAAAGACGAGAAGGGAAAGCTGATTCCTACGGCTGTGGCTAACTCTATTGCTGGCAAGCCTGAGTTGATCGCCAATTTGGTCTATTCGTCTCGTATGGGTAATGGTCCTGCTGAATCTGGTGAAGGCTGGAAATATCGTGGGCGTGGACTTAAACAGCTTACTGGCAAGGATAACTACACCCGTTGTGGCAATGCCTTGGGCGTTGACCTAGTGTCTAACCCTGATCTGCTTTTAGAGCCACTTTATGCTGCTCGTTCGGCAGGCTGGTTCTGGAAGGCTAACAATCTGTCAGCATTTGCCGATGTTGGCGACATCAAGGGAATGACCAAAAAGATCAATGGCGGGTTCATTGGGCTTGAACAGCGTCAAGCCTTGTATGACGCTTGCATAGGTATGTGCCGCGCCTAGACTTTTAGGCGAAAATAGAGTCATGGCTACAAACCTCGATCAGCAGCTAGAGACTCCACCAGTACCAGACTTGCCTAACCCGCAAGACAGGTATGAGAGGCTGACGGTAGCCCAGACAAACGAGCGTCTTAGAACCTTCTTTTTGAGGGTTAGAAACTCATTTCAGGCATTGCTTGGACCTCGTGGCGGTAAGTACCTGAACATCCCTTACGGGGCATTTCAGGACACGACAGATCAGACTGCCAGCGCCAACACAGCCACCGTGATGACATTCAACACCACGGACTTTGCTAACGGTGTGAGCGTGGTAACAAGTGGCGGTAAGGCATCAAGACTGACTGTTGCACAGGCTGGAATCTATAACTTGCAATTCAGCGCACAGTTCCAGAACACAGACACCCAACTACACGATGTGAGCATCTGGCTTCGTCAGGACGCATCTGGCGCTGGTACTGATGTCGCAGGGTCAACTGGTTTGGTTAGCGTGCCAAACTCACACGGTGGCATTGATGGTCACATCATTGTTGGCTGGAACTACTATGTGACACTTAACGCTAATGACTTTGTGGAGATTTGGTGGTCAACTACAAGCACGAATGTGACCATCCAAGCCTATGCAGCAGGAACATCTCCAACTAGACCGACAACGGCATCAGTCGTTGCCACATTGACATTTGTGTCCAACCTATCAGCATAATCAGACATATGGCACTCATTCCACTCAAAATCCCTGCTGGTGTTTATCGTAACGGCACAGAATACCAATCCAAAGAAAGATACTTTGACTCGAACCTAGTTCGCTGGTTTGAGGGAACTTTGCGTCCTTTGGGCGGGTGGCGTAAGAAGTCATCAAGCCAGATGACAGGCAAATGCCGTGGCTTGATTACTTGGAAGGACAACTCAGCAGGACGCTGGATTGCGGCTGGCACGCACTCTAAGCTGTATGTGATGAACGAAGCAGGAACTTTGAAGGAAATCACGCCATCAAGTTTCACGGCTGGCATTGCTGACGCAGCCACCAAGACAGGCTACGGCTATTCGACTTATGGCTCTTACGCCTTCGGTGTGGCGCGTCCTGACAACGGTTCTGTGACTCCCGCAACGACTTGGACTCTAGATACTTGGGGCGAGTATCTCGTAGCGTGTTCGTCTGCTGACGGTCAGTTGCTGCAATGGCAGTTAGGATTTTCGACTCCAACGCTTGCCGCTGCCATCACTAATGCACCGACTTCATGCGCTGCCGTGATGACCACAGCTGAACGCTTTGTCTTTGCTTTAGGTGCTAGTGGAAACCCTAGACTTGTGAAGTGGTGCGATCAGGAAGATAACACAGTCTGGACACCTGCTGCAACGAATCAGGCTGGTGACTTTGAGTTGCAGACTGTTGGCTCGTTGAAGACAGGTAAGCGCGTCAGGGGTGTAAACCTGCTGTTTACAGATGTTGATGTCCATGTCTCGACCTACATTGGTCTGCCTTATGTCTACTCGTTTGAGAAGGCTGGTTCAGGATGTGGCGTTATTTCGTCTCAGTCTGTGGGTGCGATTGATACGGCTGCGATCTGGATGTCTCGTTCAGGCTTTTGGATTTATGACGGTTATGTCAAGCCTTTGGTGTCTGAGGTTGGAGATTATGTCTTCCAAAACATGAACTACAACCAATCGAGCAAGGTTTATTGCGTCCACAACTCTAAGTATGGCGAGTTGACTTGGTTCTATCCTTCTTCTCAGTCCAACGAAAACGACTCGTATGTGACCTATAACTACCGCGAAGGTCATTGGTCAATTGGCTCTTTAGGTCGTACGGCTGGCACAGATCGAGGTGTCTTTCTTGACCCGCTGATGGTGTCTTCTGACGGTTATGTCTACGAGCATGAGGTTGGTTACAACTACGATGGCGCTACGCCTTACGCCGAGACAGGACCGATTGAACTTGGCAATGGCGATGTTGTAATGTCTGTCAGCCGAGTCTTGCCAGACGAGCAGACTCTAGGCGAGGTCGTGGTGTCGTTCAAGACTCGGATGTACCCGACTTCTGACGAAACGACTTATGGTCCATATACGGCAGCGCAGCCGACAGATGTGCGGTTTTCTGCCCGTCAGGTCAAGGTGCGCTACACAGGTTCAATTTTGGGTGATTGGCGGGTTGGCGTGAACAGGCTGGATGCGTTAGCGTCTGGTAAGCGGTGATGCGCTATTGACTTGCCAAAGGCTTAGAATTAGTGCAAGAAAAAAGCAAAGTCCCAGTTATCCTGAGGGATGACTACACGGTCTTCTTAGAGCTGTTTGACAATCGTTTATGGTTTCATACGGACATCAAGAGATGGACCGCAAACACCAAAAAACGCTACCAAACAGACCTATCTTGCTTAGAAGGATTGGTAGGCTGTCCTATGTTTGCTCTCATTCGTGAGGAAAACAAGAAACTCGCAAAGTTCGCTAAGACTTTCGGGTGGCATAGGAAAGCAGAGATTATTTGTTTGGATGGCTCAAGAGCCTACATCTACTCGAACAAAGAGTAAAAGGAGTCTAGTATGGGTGGCGTTGTAAGCGATGTTGTTGGTGGTGTTGGCGATATTATTGGCGGCGGTGTTGACATTGCTGGCGATATGCTTAAACCAGCAGAAAAAGTCTTTAAATGGTCAACTGAGAACCCATTAGAGGCTGCTGCACTAGCTGCTGGAGCTTATTACGCACCAACCTTGCTTGGTGGAGCTGGAACAGGCGCTGCTGCTACTGGAACAGGTCTTACTGCTGGCGGTACTGGTCTTGGTTTAACTGGTGCTGGAACAACTGCTTATGGTGGTCTAGGCGCTGGTATTGGTTCAACATTAGGAACTGAAGCGGCTTTAGCTGGTGGTTTGGGTGGTTCTGCTGTTGGCGGTCTTGGTCTTACTGCTGGCGGTACAGCACTAGGCGGTATCGGTGCAGGTTTAGGAGCATCAACACTTGCAGGTGGTGCAGGTGCTGCTGGTGGTGGACTTCTTAGTGGCGCTATGAATTGGGCTTCTGCAAACCCATTGGCGGCTGCTGGATTGGGTTTAACTGCTGCCAAAGCACTTGGCGGTAACCAGCCAACATCAAGCACAACCACAACAGCCATTGACCCTGAAATGAAGGCTGCTTACTTACGCAACCTTGAAGAAGCACGAACAACTGCTGCTGGCTTGGGTGAGCGTCAATTCGCTGCATTTCCCAACTACAACCTTGGCATGGTTCAGCAATACATGAACCCATATCAGGAAGAAGTTATCAACAACGCGATGAAAGACATCGAGCGCCAGCGTCAGATTCAGACAGCAGCAGAAGGCGCACAAGCAACTGCATCTAGAGCTTTTGGCGGGTCGCGCCAAGCTGTGCAGCGGTCATTGGTTGACGAAGCTGCGTTGCGTCAGTCTGGTGCTTTAGGCGCTCAGTTGCGTCAGCAAGGCTTCTCACAGGCTCAGAACTTAGCATTGCAGCAAGAGCAGTTGCGTCAGGCTTACGAGCAGCAGAAACTCGATGCTGCACGCAATCTAGGATTAGAGCGTTTGAATGTCTCTCAAGGTGCTTTGAGCTTGCAGCCAGCTAATTTGGGTGGCACAACAACTTCACCTATTTACCGCAACCAAACTGCATCTGCTCTTGGCGGTGCATTGGGTGGCGCTCAACTAGGTCGACTAATCGGTGGAACAACAAGTCCTGAGTATGCTGGTTATGGTGCTGCGCTTGGTGGTTTGCTTGGATTCATGTAAGGGGTAAATGATGGCAACAGAAGATTTAGGCGGGTTACTCTTTGGCATGGGTGGTACTGGACTTGAAGAGTACCTGACACCACAACAGCAACAAGGCATTCAGAACCAAGCCATGCTGCAAGCAGCGGCTGCTTTGCTTTCTGCTGGTGGTCTGTTTCTTTAGGTCAGGCTCTTGGCGGTGCTTTGCAAGCAGGTCAGCAGGGTTACATGACAGCGCAGCAGGGTGCTGTTACTAACTTAATGTCTGCACAGAAACTTCGTGAAGCAAAGATTGCAGCAGACTTACAAAAGCAGGTTGCTCAGACTTTGATGGGTGGTGGTGAAGTTCCAGAAGGCACAAAGCCTGAAGACCTCAAATTCAGCCAATACATGAAGCTGGCTGATATGTACGCAGCAGTCGGCAAGGGTGAGGAAGCCAAGCGTTTTCAAGACATGGCTTATCAGATCAAGCCACGCGCTGAAGTCACAGGTTCACCATTTGAGGTTACTGGCATGGATGGAAAGCCATTGCTTGTGCAGCAAATGAAGGATGGTTCAATTCGTACTGTTGAGGGATTTGGTCCTAAGCGTGATGTGGTGTTGCAAGACCTTGGTGGTCGCACAGTTGCGATTGACAAGTCAAAACTGACAGGTGGCGAGTCTTACGGCAAGACGCTAGCACCTCAAGTCGTTGGCGGTGCAGAAACTGGTTACTACGCAATCGGTGGTGGCGGTGGTGGCGGTATGCCTTCGGCTGCTGGCGCACCACGCACACCTACTGCTGCACCTGCTGGTGGAGCTGCAATGCCAACTGGTCAGGTTGTGCCACCTGCTGCACCAACTGGTGCTGCACCTGTTGGTGGTGGATTGCAACCAATCATTACTGGCACAGGCACTAAGCCTCAAGAAGCCTTTATGAAGGGCGCGAAGCAGTTGAATGACCTTCGCGGTGCTTTGGCTGATTACAAGACAGAACTTGAGTCTGGTAAATGGGTTGTGCCTAAGAACATTCCATTGCCTTTCTCTGAGACAGGCATTCCGCTGCCAGTTGGTGAGGACACAGCAACTATTGCTGGTAAGTACAACTCATTGCTCATGGGCGTGAAGAACCTTTATGAATTGGGTGCTTTGACTGGTCCTGACATGGCAATTATTGAGCGTCAATTGACAAACCCTGCATCGTGGTCAGGCTTGCTGACAAGCAAGAACGCTATGAATGCTCAAGTCAAGGTGCTTGAAGATATGCTCGGACGCGCAGAAGAAAACTTGTCATCTGCTTACCGTCAGACAATGCCTAAAGCATCAATGCCAGCAGCCAAACCAAAAGAATTTGTTTGGGTTAATGGTCAACTGGTTGAAAAGAAATAAGGAATCATCATGGTTCAAAAAGTCACAATTCCTGATGTTGGAGTCGTAGAGTTCTCTGACATGATGAAGCCAGAGGACATTGCTGCCGCGATCAAACTCATCACATCTGGAACAGCACCAAAGCAACCTCAGACAGTCACAGAGAAAGTCTTAGCGTCACCTGTTGGTGGCGTTATTCGTGGTTTGCGTGACATTCCTGATGCTGGCGCTCAGATGCTGACGCGAGGCTTGGAAGCCATTGCACCTGCTGGTTCAAGCATGGAAAAGTTCATGCAAGAAGAACGCAAGCGCGTTGAAGACATTAACCGTCAGGCTGAACAGGCTTACCAGCAGCAATGGCGGCAAGGTCAGATGAAGGCTGGTGAGGTTGATGTTGGTCGTGCCATTGGTAGTGCTTTAGGTACTGCTATTCCAGCAACTCGCGCAGTTCAGGCAGCGGGTTTGTTGACTGCACCAGTTCGTGCTGGCGCTGTGTCTGGTGCTGTTGGCGGTGCATTGCAGCCAGTTGAAAAGCCTGAAGATTCATTCCTTGAGCAAAAAGCCACTCAGATTGGTCTTGGTGGCGCTTTAGGCGCAGGTGGTGGCTACTTAGGCGACAAGCTGACACAGATTCTGTTTGGTCGTGGTGCACCTAGCGCAGCAACTCAAGCTGCAACTGGTGGCACAACTGGTGGCGGTGCTGGTTCAGCACAGGCAACTATCTCTGCAACTCCTACTGCTCAAGTCACAGGTGGTGGCGTTAACTTAGCGCCTGTCACGCCTGAAGCTGGTGCAGCCTTGACTGCTGCTCAAAGAGCAATCCTTGAGCGTGGTAAGGCATTGGGCTTTAAGACAACACCTGCACAGGAAACTGGCTCACGCTCTCTCTTGCAGATGGAAGCCAGACTCGAATCTAGCCCGTTCACATCAGGACCATTCAACACCATCAAGGCTGAGAACCAGCAGGTTTTGAATCGTGCGACTGCCAAAGCCATTGGCGTT